TGGTTGATCAAAAGGTTGCAGATCTGCGTGATTTGCGTCAGGCTGGCATCCGTTATTCAGATGTCCCTTATTTAGGATTTGATAACTTCCCAGCTAATTCAGCTCAGATCACTGCACATGAAGGTCGTCACCGCTCAAGAGCATTGAGTGCTGAAGGTGAGCCATATCAGCTAGTTCGTTTCATTGGACCATCAAATTCACCAAGACTTAGCCAGATGAAACCGAGCACACAAATGCTTTCTGAAGAAATCAGCTTCCCAGAAGGTGGAGGCAAGCAACCAATAGGAACTCTCGGCGAGTTGATAAAGTTCCTCAGCATTGGTGGAGTTGCGGCTCCTGGAGTTCTTTCTCAGTTAGGAGGGCAAGAAGATGCGCAAGTTCCCTAAGCAACCAAAAACAAAAGGTGGCGTGAACACAAAGTATGTTCGTGGTGCCAAGAATCCAAAAGCCCAAGAAGCAGAAATCAAAAGCACTGCCAAAAAATATCGCGAAGGCAAGTTGACCAAAGCAGAGATGGAGCGGATAGCCAAAAGGAGGTCAAAAAATGTCACCAAGAGTTACAAAAAAGCCAGCGAAAAAAGACGCAAAAAAATCAGCAAGTAAAAAGAGTGGTGGCAGCCTAGAGTCAGCCATTGATAAATACAGCAAGTCTTCAGGCTTTTCAAAAGCAAAACTCCGCAAAGTCGCCAAAAGAGGTATGGGTGCCTACTATTCATCAGGTTCTCGTCCTGGCCAAACCCCAACATCTTGGGCTATTGGTCGTGTCAGATCATTCGCAACTGGCAAAGGTGGAGCCAGAAAAGCAGATTCAGATTTGATTAAAGGATCAAAAAAGAGTAAAAAGAAATGAATAGGTCTAATTTTTCGTCACTAGTCTCAAAAGGAGGAAAAACCATGACATACGGAAAACCAAAAAAGAAGCCAATAAAGAAAATGGCTTCTAAAAAGATGGCTTCTAAAAAGAAGACCAAAAAGAAGTCTTCATATGCCTAATGAAAAGGCTGATGAAGGTGAAGTCGTTGAAATCTTTGTATCAGGCGTTTCGATGTCTGGCAAGTCGGAGTTGAAAAATGACAGTGATAGATCTGCTGAAAAAGATCCAAAAGACTCTGAAAGAGGAGAGGTCAGCGATAGCTGAGAATATGGTTCTTGGTCGTATGCAAGACCACGAGGCATATAAAAAGAACGCTGGTGTTGCTGAGGGTCTCGACAGAGCCCATGACATCATCAGTGAAATGATGAAAAAACTTGATAATGAAGAGGATGCATAACCATGTCTCATCCACATGCAAAAGATCTCATCACTGATGAGGAAACAAAGGCGACTTTAGGGTCGCATCAATTCCCCAAACCAATGGGATGGAAAGTTCTTGTTCAGCCAAATCAGGCTAAGAAGAAAACAAAAGGTGGTATTTACCTTCCGTCTCAAAGCGTGGAAAACGAAGAATACCTGACAGCCCACGGAACTATTCTGGCACAAGGGGAACTCGCATATCGCGATCGTGATACTGGTCAAAGATGGAAAGGCGATTGGCCTGAAATCGGTGATCGGGTCACATATGGCAAATATGCTGGCCAGAAATTAACAGTAAATGGTGTAAAGATGCTTCTGCTGAATGATGATGAGATCACCTCAATCATCCCAGAAGGTGCAACACTGACATCTTATGTAGACTAAGCGAAATAACCATGGAGGACGCTACCATGTCACAAGAAGAAGTATTGGCAGAGATCGAAAAAGAGATTGAAAAGACCAAAGGTCAAAAAGATGACGATCTTGAAATCGAAATCGCCGAAGACGAGGCTGAAGAGCCTCAAGAAGAGGTTGCGGCAAAAGAAAAAGAGTCCGATAGTGAAGACTCTGAATACGGAGCCAAAGTCCAAAACCGAATCAAAAAACTTGTAGACCAACGCAGAGATGCTGAGGTTCAAACTCGTCAGGCTCAAGAACAAGTCGCACAACTCCAAGCAAGGCTTGAGCGTCTTGAGCAAGGCAACACTCATAGGGCTGAGAACGAATTTTATCAGCGTTACGAGCAAACAAAGCAAGCACTAACAAAGGCAGTTGAAGAAGGTGACACTCAAGCACAGCTGAATTTCACCGAGCAACTTGCTGATATGCGTGCTGCTATCCGTATCGCTGAGATGCAAAAACAACAAGCTGCTGCACAGTCTGTTTCACCAACAGTCGGTCGTGCTCAGCAAGTTGCCCAGCAACCTGCACCACCAAAAGCAATGGACTGGTGGCAGAAAAATCGCTGGTTTAATTCTCCTGGATTTGAGCGGGAAACTGCGGCTGCACGGGCAATTGATGTGCAGTTGGACCTTGAAGGTCATGACAAAAATAGTGATGATTATTACGAACTGCTTAATAATCGTTTACTTAATGTCTTTCCCGAGTTAAACTCAGGAGGCGAGCAAAGTAAGCCTCGAGCAAAAAGCAGAGCACCAGTCGCCCCAACTGCAGGCGGTTCGGGAACTTACAAAGGAAACAGGGTTCGCATGACACAGGATCAGTTACGAATGGCTAGAGAACTCGGTATTAATGATGAAAAATCTCTGAAGCGTTATGCTAATGAGATCAAACAGCAGAGGAGCTAACCATGGCTAATAATAGAAATGTGCGTGCACAAGAATCTCGTTCCGAACTCCGTGCAGGGGATGCTCGTCCCGATACTGCATGGAAACCACCATCATTGTTGGACGCACCCGATCCCCGTCCTGGGATGGTTCAACGATGGATTGCTACCTCGATTCAGGGTAGAGAGACTCCAGACAATGTATACAAGCGTATGCGTGCAGGCTGGAATCCTCGCCCTGCTGATTCAGTGAAAGATCAGAGATTCCCAACTATCAATCACGGACAGTGGGCAGGTTCAATAGGAGTTGAAGGCATGATCCTTTGTGAGATGCCTGAAGAGAAGTTCAAAGCCATGAAAGACTACTATCGTGGTCGGGCTGAAGAGCAGAACGAATCAATTCCAGGAGAACTTGATGCGATGGCAAGGACAGGGGGCATTCCTATTCACCAGGATAGGAAATCAACTAGTAGCTCTGGTCGAGACATCTCGGTCATGGCTGACGATTAACTGCTATATAAGGAGTAGCGAAAATGGCAAATGCAGATGCAGCCTTTGGGTTTATCCCAGTTCGCCACATGAGCGGTTATGCACCTCGTGCTAACAAATACACCATTACCTCTGGTCTCGCAGAGAACATCTTTAACGGCGATGCCGTCATCCTCGCAGCGGATGGCACGCTTCAGCCTGCAGGTGCTACAGAGGTAAATATCATTGGTGTGTTCGCAGGATGTTCATACACTGCAAGTGATGGCTCTTACGTTTACAGCGAATATTGGCCTTCAGGCACAACCGCTACGGATATTATCGCATATGTTTACGATGATCCGTATATTGTGTTCAAGGCTCAATCAGCTGGCAGTCCTGCTCAGACAAACATCGGTAACTGTGCCGATATTGTTGCTGGGGCAGGTTCAACCACAACAGGCCAATCTGGCTTTGAAATTTCAGGAACTATGGCAGCAGGAACTGCCCAGTGCAAAATCATTGCGTTGTATGACGCACCTGAGAATGCATTTGGGACTAACGCTGTTATGGAAGTGCTCATCAACGAGCATGTCCTGAAAGCAACAGCTGGCATATAGGAGGGTATAAACAATGGCAATGAATAGAGCACAATTTGCAAAAATGCTCGAGCCAGGACTAAACACCCTTTTTGGCCTCGAGTATGATCAATATCCACCAGAGTGGCAGGCAGTCTTTGACACCAACACCTCTCAGAAGGCATTTGAAGAAGATGTTCTTTTGGAAGGCTTTGGCAATGCTCCTGTGAAAGCGGAAGGTGCAGCAATCTCTTATGACGCAGCAAGCCAGCAATGGACTGCTCGCTATCAGCATGAGACAATTGCTTTGGCATTCAGCATCACAGAAGAAGCCGAAGAAGATGGTCTCTATGGCTCAATCGCTGCTCGTTACACAAAAGCATTGGCTCGCTCAATGGCTTCCACAAAGGAAATCAAAGCAGCTAATGTTCTGAACAATGCTTTCAGCGGTTCAGGCGTAACTGGTGGTGATGGTAAAACACTGTGTGCAACTGATCACCCGACTCGTTCTGGTAACCAGTCAAACACTTTGGCAACCGCAGCAGACCTTTCAGAAACTTCTCTGGAACAAATGCTGATTCAAATTGCAGACATGAAGGACGATCGTGGTCTTCGTATCGCTGCACAAGGCACAATGCTAGTCATCCCGACTGCATATAGTTTTGTTGCAGAGCGTCTGCTTGAGTCTCAGCTACGCACAGGCACTGCTGACAACGACATCAACGCAATCCGAGCAGGTGGTTATCTGCCTCAGGGTTACCATGTGATGCGTCGTCTGTCAGATTCAGATTCATTCTTCATTATGACGGATGTTCCTGATGGCCTGAAGCACTTCCAGCGTTCGCCTCTTAAAAAAGGCATGGAAGGTGACTTTGAAACTGGCAATGTTCGCTATAAGGTGCGTGAGCGTTATTCGTTCGGCTTCACCGATTGGCGTGGCATCTTCGGTTCCGAAGGAGCATAATGAATGTGGGGGAGGGCACAAGTCCTCCCCTCAACTTTAATCCTGACTGCCTCGGCAGACACTAGCCACGACAGGAGATAAAAATGGCTACAACAACTTTCTCTGGACCTATTAAGGCTGGAACAATCAAAGAAACGACTGGCACCACAGTCGGAACAGACAAGGCAAATGTTGGCTTTGTTTTAATGGCACAAAGTGCAAATGTAGTTTTCGGAGCTGATGGCACTACAACTGTAGTCGCAACTGTTCCTGCAAACAGCCAAATTTTCCAAATCACTGTAGATGTGACGACTGCATTTGATGCAGGCACAACTAATACTTTTGATATTGGTGATGGCTCAACTGCTGACCAGTATGCAGATGCATTGGCCGTTGGCTCTCAAGCTCGGGTTCTTGCGACCTCTGATGTTTCTCAGATTGGCAACTTGATTGATATTGGCACAACTGATGTTGATGTCACAGTCACTTACAATCAGACAGGAACTGCAGCAACCGCAGGTGCCGCAACTGTAACTGTTCTGTATTTGCAGAATAACAACCTCTCATAATCAGGAGGGTAACTGATGGCTGATATCGTAACAACAACTACGATAGCCGACAACCCTCGTGAGGCTGTGTTCGCTTTTCAATATCAGTATGTTGATACAGGTAATGAAAGTGCAGTCACCAAGATTGATGTGTCGTCTCTCGCTAAGAGTTCAAATGGCGACACATGCACAGGCGTCAGAATACTTGAGTGTTGGTGGATCATTGAAGGATTGACAGTAGAAGTGTTGGCTGATGCTAGCACTGATGTTATTGTCATGCACTTAGCTGAAAGCCAACAGGGTTATCACAACTTTGAAAAGTTTGGTGGCTTGCCATCAACTTCTTCATACGGCACAAGCCCAACTGGTGATGTAAAATTTACCACAACAGGCTCAGCTGCTGCAGGTGATGCGTATCAAGTTGTTCTGAGGGTGGCTAAAGAGTATTAAGGAGGATTCGAATGGCTCAAGTATCTTCAATCAGTAGGGTTGGGACTACAGAGCCATTCGAGCTCCAAATTTCCAGAAGCCAAATACCATATCACAGTTCACTTTTCAAATACGGATACAATCCGAACATCATTAATGTCAATGAAACTGTCTGGGATGCAGGTGGAATCTACGCATATCCTGCTTCAGCTGTTGCTATGACTGCTACGAGTGCCAGTGGAGCGTCTGATTCAGGCGTTACAGGAATAATTTTTGGGCTGGATGCTAATTATTTAGAAGTTTCTGAGGCTTTCACGCTGAACGGCTCTGGAACCTACACCACTACACAGACTTTTTTGCGTGTATACAGAGCTTACATAACTGGAGGCTCCGCTCCTACAGGAAACATCACAATCGCCAATGGAGGGACAACCTACGCCCAAATAACAGCAGGTGAAAATCAGACCCTAATGGCTGTTTATACAGTCCCAGCAGGAAAAAGCCTGTATGTTTATCAAGGTGTGGCCACTCACGGCACAGGAACATCAGGTGGAGTTTTTATGACTGTTCGTTTCATGGTCAGGAATCCTGGGGAAGTTTTCAGGACAGCAGTCAAAGTTGATGTCTCGGAAGGCGAAATACTTTATCCATTTGCTCAACCTCTGAAGATTCCTGAGAAATCAGATATCGAGGTCAGAGCCATTTGTAACAAAAATCAGGCGAATGCTGTTTCAGCCTCGTTTGACGGAATAATTGTCGAGGAGTCTTTATAATGGCTACTTCAGGAACAGTCGCATTCAGGCCAGATGTTGAAGAAATAATTGCCGAGTCTTTTGAGCGAGTCGGTATGGATGCTCAGAACATGACAGGCTATCAGGCTCTTGCTGCTCGCAGAAGCCTAAATCTTTTATTTAGTGAATTTGCAAACAGAGGAATAAACTACTGGGCAGTTCAAAACAACACTTTGTCCCTGACCCAAGGCACAAGCACTTACACTTTGCCTGCTGGGACAATTGATCTCATTGATGTTGTTATAAGAGAAACAACAGGCAGCACAACAACAGACACAATAGTTCAGCGTATAAGCATATCAGAATACAATCAACTGCCGAACAAGTCTGACACAGGCAAGCCAAGCCAATACATGCTTGATAAACAATACACACCTGTCATGTATCTTTGGCAAGTGCCAGACACAAATAGTTACAGTCTTGTTTATTGGTCAATCAATCAACTTGAAGACATAAGTGCATCAAATCAAGACGCTGACATACCTTATAGGTGGAGCGATTGCATATGCGCAGGGCTGGCTAGCAAGTTAGCACTGAAATATCAGCCTGACAAATTTAATCTGCTCAACCAAGTTTATGAAAGAGCATTTGAATTTGCAGCATCAACAGACAATGATGGGGTGACATTGAGAGTTCGCCCAACAGGATTGAATTTGAGTTAATGGGAAGAGTCAGAAGAGCAAGAGGCATAAGGTCTGTAGCAATAAGCGACATCACAGGGTTTGAAGTCGACTACAAAGATCTTGTCACAACTTGGGATGGCTTAAAAGTTGAGCCAGAAGAATATGACCCAAAGCAACCTCAGCTGACTCCACGCAAAAATGTTTTTGATGCGACTGCATTAAAGAATGCTAGGCCAGATGATGATCAAGAGCCTGTTTTCTTTTTTGTCGGCTACAATTATGCAATCTCAACAGACAGGAATCAACTTCCTCCTGTTGGCATAAGTGGCAAAGGCTCAGTCGGATTCGTAACTGTGGTGACTTAAATGAGGTATGCAAAAGGCACAAAATCTGTAGCCACGAGCGACATCTCAGGCTTCAAAGTTCCTTACAAGTCTCTCAAAAGGACTTGGCAGGGATATTATGTTGAGCCAGAAGAGTGGGATCCAAAGCACCCTCAGCTGACGCCAGCAAAGAATGTCATTGATGCCACAGCACTACTTAACCCAAGACCAGGAAATAACAGACAAGAAGATGCTGAAGTTTTCATAGGCTACAATTACGATCCTTTTTTACCTATTCAACAGAGGCCACCAGTTGGTGTTCCGTCATTTGGGGTCGTTGGCAATACATTTTCTCCAGAGATAGATTTATTAGTCACTGGCGTAGCAGGCACAGGTGCCACAGGAACAATAACTGAATTTGAAACAGATGTTGTTGGTGTAGCAGGAACAGGAGCTCTTGGTGTTTATGCAGCTGAATCAGAAATAACAGAGACAGGCGTAGCAGGCACAGGCAATACAGGCACAGCAGTAGCTAACATTGTTATATCTGTCCCAGTGACAGGTTTGGCAGGAACAGGTGCTCTAGGAACATTCTCAACAGCCACAACAGTCATAGGTTTGGCTGGCATTGGAGCTCTGGGAGCATTCACTCTTGAATCAGAAATAACTGAGACAGGAGTCGCAGGAACAGGTGCACTCGGCACTACACTTGAAGAATCTGAGATAGCCGAAACAGGCGTAGCAGGAACAGGTGCAGTGCACATCCTTGGTGAGTCTGACGGAAGTAGCGTAAGAGTCCAAGTTGATGGTGTTGTTGGTGTGTCTGGCATAGGAACAACAGGTAACGAAGTTGCCGTAGCTGAAATAACTGAAACAGGATTAGGTGGAACAGGTGCCATCGGAACAGCCGAGCCAGCCCAAGGATGGGGACAAGGTGGCTGGGGTGAGCAAGGATGGGGGTATGGAATATGAATTATACACAATTAGTCGCTAATATACAAAACTTTATGGAAGATGACTCAACAGAGTTGTCAAACTCCATTGATCAAATTATTGCTCAGGCTGAGGAGATGATCTTTCAAAGATTGCCAAGTTTGCCTTGTTACAGGAAGAGCTACCCTTTAGCAAAAGTTGATGGGCAAGCTGATTATACAATACCAAATGCGAGAATGATCAGGCAGATTGATATTCTTTCTGCTTCTGGGATTTCTTACCTTGATCACAGAATTGATTCTTATTTGCGTGATTATTGGCCTGATGCCACAGCAACAGGAACTCCAAAATATTATAGCACAAAATCTGCTAGCACAAGTGGAATCACTGTGACGCTTGCTCCAACGCCAAATTCTATTATAATAACTAATGTTGATTTTATAGCACCTGAAACTGGGCTTTCTTCAGGGAATGCAAACAGTTGGATAGGTGATCATGCGGAGGCAGTGTTACTTTCTGCTGCACTTTATGAAACTTCTGCTTTTCTTAAAGCACCAGAAACGCTAAACTTATACAAGGGACAGTTTGATGAGGCTGTGCAACTGTTCCAGCAAGAAATGGCACGGAACTATACAGCTGAATATAACGGAGGCATCTAACAATGGCTATTACCCAAGCTATGTGCACCTCTTTCAAAGAGGATCTGTTCCAAAAAGAACAGGATCTTGATACTGATACTATCAAGATAGCACTTTACACTTCTTCTGCGACTTTGGACGCAACCACAACTGCATATACTGCCTCAGGCGAAGTCAGTGGCACAGGTTACACAGCAGGTGGCGTAACTCTGACAGGAGCGACAATCGGCACGAGTGGGACAACTGCTTATGTTGATTTTGATGATCCTGAGTGGACTTCTGCATCATTCACGACTGCTGGTGCTTTGATTTATAATGACACGACTGCTGGTGATAATTCAATTGCTGTTTTAAGTTTTGGCGGTGACTTCACTGTAACAGCAGGAACTTTTCGGATTGTTTTTCCTGCAGCTGGTGCAGCAGCAATAATTCGGATTGATTAAAAAGAGGATATTGACCCATGCCTAGCACTTATTCAACCAATCTCCGACTGGAACTCATGGCTGATGGCGAAAAGTCAGGCACATGGGGAACAATAACCAACACAAATCTGGGAACGCTTCTTGAGCAAGCTGTTACAGGAGTCGCCTCCGTAACACATGATGACTCAGCAAGTTACACCCTGACCACCAATAATGGCTCGACTGATGAGGCTCGTAACGCTGTTGTGCTTATGACTGGCGTTCTTACAGCTGCGAGGGAAGTCATTGTTCCTGATGTTGACAAAGTTTATATCTTCAAAAACGGAACTAGTGGTGGTTATGACCTGACATTCAAAACTTCAGGTGGATCAGGAGTAACAATTCCAAATGGCAGAGCAGCAATTGTTTATGTTGATGCCTCAACAGGAGCTGTCAATGCTATTGACGATGGTTACTTCACTGACTCTATTTTTATAGAAGGCACAGGCACAGGAAACTTCATCACAGCAGAATCAACCAATGCTGGGTCTGCTTCTGGGCCAGACATGAAGATGTATCGGAACTCTGCTAGCCCAGCAGATGGTGATGCAATTTCAAAAATTGTTTTCCACGCTAACACCGATGATGGTGCTGGGGGTGTTTCTGTAGCAGATGTTGAATATGCTAACATCGCCGTAACAGCACCAGAAACAAACGAAACAACAGGTGAGGCTGGCAAACTTACAATCAGCCTGAAAAGAGGTGGCACAACTCAAAGTTATATTGAGATTCAAGGTGGCACAAATTCAGACTCTGACAACGACTCTATCGTTTTCAAAACTGGTGGCACAGCAGCAATCACAATTGATAACAGCCAACTTGTCACAACTGGTGCAGGCTTAACAGTCGGGACAAACCTAGATGTTTCCAGCGGCACGATTAAACTGGACGGCAATTATCCGACTGGCACAGGCAATGTGGCGTTGGGTGATGCTGCGTTAGATGATGGCAGTTTAACAGGAAACTACAATGTTGCTGTTGGGCTAAACACACTAACTGCATTAACTTCTGGTGGCAATAATACTGCACTTGGTGCTAATGCTGGATTTGCTTCGACTACTGCAGACATGAGTGTTTTCGTAGGCAGGGCAGCAGGTGTTGCTGTAACTACCGGAGATTATAATACAGCAGTTGGAGGAGAGGCATTAAAAGCCACCACCACCGCAAACAACAACACAGCAGTTGGGTATCAGTCACTGTTAGCAAACACGACAGGTGCAAGCAATACGGCAGTGGGTATATACTCGTTAGACGCAAACACCACTGGCACACGCTTAAACGCTTTTGGTGCTTCGGCACTGTCAGCCAACACCACAGCTAGTGACAATGTGGCTTTTGGTAGTAATGCTTTGCTTAGCAATACCACTGGCGTATACAATATAGCAGTTGGTAACTATTCCCTGCGTAATACGACCACTGGCGGTTATAATACAGCACTTGGCCATCAGGCTCTTGACACACAAGTAACTGCGTCCAACAACACTGCTGTTGGATGGAGGGCTGGTTACGACAATACTACAGGCAGCAGCCTTGTAGCAGTTGGGTATGTGGCTCTGCAAAACAACACGACAGGCAACAATAGCGTGGCTGTTGGACGAGGGGCTTTAGGCACGAATACTACCGCCGATAACAACACTGCTGTTGGATATCAGGCTCTTACCTCAAATTCGACTGGTTATCAAAACACCGCAGTTGGGCAATCTGCTTTAGATGCAAACTCAACAGGTATATTTAACACAGGCGTAGGTGCAAATGCACTTGGGTCAAACACCACTGCAAGTAACAACACAGCAGTGGGATATGTGGCACTGTCTGCTAACACTACAGGAGATGGTCTTGTTGCTGTTGGTAGGGGTGCTATGCAAAATAACACTACTGCTGGAGACAACACGGCTGTTGGCTTCAACGCCCTGAACGCAAACTCATTAGGACAAAGAAATGTAGCAA